GAGGAGATGGAGAAGAAGGGATTGAGTGAGAAGATTTGCGATTGTGTTGAAGAGACAATCGAGGGGGAGAGGGCAAAGGCGGAATGGATTTACGGCAAGGATGCGAAGGGTAAGATGAGCGTGAATATTGACCTTAAACAGGAAGGCAAAATCCTCATCAAAGCAGTTTTCGTCCCAGCAGAAGGCGTGAAACCAATCGAGGGTCGTGCCGATTTCGGCATCACAAGAAATGTCAAATGGTAAGTATTGTGTTGTAATCCACACAGGACGAGGGGTGTCCTTTTTTTTACGGATAAATAAATAGTCCGCTCTGGGTGAGGGTAGGTCTGGATGAGGGGTCATCCAAGCGGGGGGTCATCCAAGAGCGGTCGGCGGGGGGGGTAGTGGGGGGCGGTGGTGGCGGTGGTGGTGCGGGGGGCGGGGGCGGGGGAGAAACCTGATGATGTCGCCCATCCCACACAATCCAAAAAAAATTGAAATGATTTTACTACTGTATGCTATCTACGCTACCGATTACGATTACGATGTTCGCCAATTTTGTCTCCGCCGCCGCCTCCTTTCTTGGAATGAATGGTTCTAACAAAACCCTTTTCGAGCGTGTCGCTCATCACCCCAGCGACACCTGTGTCCTCTGCTTCAAATCTGGTATCAAACGCAACGCCTCTGGTTGCTGTGATGACTGCGATGTTTTCGCCGAACTTCTCATCAGCGACGAGGTCTTCGCCGCCGATGTTCGACTTCTCATCGAGCAGTCCATCGGCACATACTCCCCCAAGACCCCCAAGAATATTACTATCCAGTTTCCCTCTTCCACAGGTATTATCCATTCTCTGTTTGTTCCTGACACTTCCATCTTCTCCAACCCAGAAAAACACCTCTTCTACGGTTGCGTCATCTGTTCGTTCTTTCGCACTCGCCACGCCTATCTCATCAGCGAAACGAAGGACTTCAACATCTCCACCGACTACGCCAAGCACCTTCTCAAAGAGACCAACTCGGTTGAAGATATGAAACAATTCTCCTACTGCTGGATGACTTGTGTTCAGGCATCACTCCAAGTCAAAGACGCCGTCGGGGTCATTCCTGACTTCTGGTTGCTTGAAGACCGAATTGAAGGGCAGTTCCATCACTTCGCCGCCGCCTACCCCATCGAAAGAAGACTGACTATCAGTCCAATCACCTACCGCGACAGCGACGACGACATCGTAGGCATTTTCCGCCTTGAAACCGACATTATTATTCCCGAAGAAGAGGTCGGTCTCGCATTCCTTCACGGACTTCCCGTTTATGAAATGGAAGGTGATTGCTCTACTGGTCGTGGGGGTCGCGTCAAACAAATCCTCCACAAGTCATTCGCCCAACCTCAACTCTTCATCGACCACCTCTGGAACGCAAAACACGGTCAAAAACTCGCCAAACAAGAACGCAAATCACGCGACCCAAAAGAACAAGAACGCAAATCACGCGAACAAAAAGAACAAGAACGCAAAGAAAAGAAACAGCGTCAGCGTGAAGAACAACGCGAACTCGACCGCAAACGCCACGAAGAAGAAAAAGCACTCAAACTCGCCCGTGCCTCCCTCGTCGAAGCAGTCGCCCAAGTGGATACCCAACTCGAAACCATCCGCAAACTCCGCGAACTCAACCGCGAAGTCGCACTCAAAAATCAAAAAATCGCTGACCGCAAGGAGGCAGAAAAACTCGCAAAGGAGGCAGAGAAACGCCACGCTGAAAAACTCAAACAAAAAGAACTCGAACGCCAAAAGTTCATCTCAAAGAAACAGTAAATCTTTGAGATGAACTACTACTACGGGGCAGGGTAAGACCCCTTTTTTTTATCAAAAGAAAAGATTACCTACACTTGATTTTACCCCTCAACTTCTCCAACATCTCCCTCATATTCTTCGCTCCACCCTTCGCCGTCTTCAACTCCTTTTGAAGTCGTGTTGCTTGTATCTTCTCCGCATCATCGTCCAGTTGTTGTCTTCCAGCAATCTCTCGGTCATACATATCATCATCTTCCATCTCCTCTTCGGGTTCTTCTTCATCGCTGATATAATCCTCTTCGGGCAAAAATGCTACACGCTTCGCACTTCCAAAAGTTCCTATCGGCATCTCCTCACCCTCCTCCATCTCTATACCCGCACCATACGGATTAGTCGGCATTCCCTGTAATGCCTTCATCATTCCCGACCAGTTTCCTCTGTCCTGAAAACCATCGTGTATCATCAAATCCATATACTCGTCATCCATTCCCGCCATATCCGCCGACACACCTCCATACGCTCCATCACCAACACGAGGGGGTTTCGGTGCTCCCATCGTCGGGTCATACGGTATATTCGCAACACCCGCTCGAACTGCCCTCTCCTCCGCACGACGAAACTTCCTCTGTGCTGTATCCAACGCCTCCCGAGCACCTCGCACTCCTGCTCCTGCCTGTTGTGCTGCCTGTAATGCCTGTTGTGCCTGTGCTACATTCAGTCGGTTTCCTTCCAACTCACGAATTAAGTTTGTATCCGCTCTACTTAATGCCGCCGCCCTTTGCTGGGGGTCTGGTTGCTGGGGTGCTACTGGCGGTTGTGCTGGTGCTCCCTGTGCTGGAACTGCTCCTTGCTGTGCCTGATATGCCGCTAAATCCTGTTGATATTGAATAAGTGCCGCCCTTTCTCGTCTCACTAACGCCACTCTTTCTCTGTTATTCCCAATATCAGGAGCATTTTGAATTAACCAGTTCCTCGCTGGTTGAGTATTCGGTGCTAACAGTAAATCTGCTGGAACACGAAGGGCGGGTGGTTGAGGCGGTGCTCCTACTGGTTGGGGTGCTGGTTGAACTGGTTGTGGAATTGGTTGGGGTGCTGGTTGGGGTTGCCTTTGAACATTTGGTCCAACAATAGGCAAAATCGGTTGTCCTGCTGGTTGTCCTGCTGGTTGAGGGGGTTGAGGAATATCTAATGGTGGCGAAAAATTAACTGGTCGCAGGTCATTATTGTTGATATTATCATAACTCTCCAACACCGCTCGAAACTCTGGTATAGGTGTTCCCGCCGCGTGAGCGTTTAATATCTGCTCCAAACTCGGTTTTACACTATCAAACTTCTCCTGTATCGCCTGTTCTTCTCTCGAACTCAACTTTCCTGTCCGTCCATACAGACGAATATACGCCGTCGCACGATTATACGCCGAGAGATATTCACTTATACCCTGCGTCAATTTACCCGCCTCCGCTGGTATCGCCATCGCTGAAACCGCCTGTGATAATGACGATGCCATCTTATCCAAAAATCCCGCCAACTCAAACGCCGTCTTTCTGTCGAGTTCATCAGGTCTTAAAAACTGCTCCTTACTCTGTGCGACAAACGGAAAGTTCAGTAAAAATGCCTTCTCTCTTGCCCGTGCGTCCTCACCTAACGCCTCCGCAATCTGTCTGCTACGCATCGCCCTATCCGTATCCGTGCCTCTGTGTCGATTTGCCATTTTCAGTTGTTTATATTCGTTAATCTCCTTTTGTTTTTATTATTAATTTCACTTCATCATTTCTTATAGAGATTATTCGCCTTTATGTATTTCACCGCCTCCGCCAGTTTCATACCTTTCTCTTTCATCGTCTTACTCACAAACGCATTATACGCAGACTTTCCGCCGTGTGCCCCCTTTCCACTATACTCACTCTTCATCTTACTCATCGCTCCACCAAAAACAGCGTGTAAATTATTCGTCTGGGTTAATGGATGTGCCCCTCCCGACATCGCCCCTCCCTGACTAACACCCTTCGTCACTCCGTTCAAAATAAGGTTATTTATCTTCTTTGCCGACCTTCCTGTCGTATTCTCCATCTGTGTTCCATCCCATATATTCTGTGATGCTACCTCATCCACCGCACCCGACTTCTTCTGTGCCTTCGCTGAATAACCACGCTCCGCAACTATCGCTCCCATCGAATTATCTCCACTCACCAGCAGTCCCTCACGCTCTTTCATATTCGTCTTTCGAGAGATTTTACGACCCCCCTTACCATATCCCATCTTTTTCAGTTCCTTCTCATATTCTTCCTTTGACATATCACCGTAGGGGTTGCCAGTCATCACAGGGTCAGGTCTAATGCCAACTTCTCTCACAGGTTTAGTTGCGTCAGGTATCTCCATACCCACCGCCGCCAATTCCTCTTTATCCCACCCGTCCCACCAATTCTTCTTACCTCCCTTCTTACCACCGTTCCCAACAACGACATAATCATCATCATCTCGCATCGGTGGAGTGGGAGGTCGAGGAGGAGCAGGAGCAGGAGGACGAGGAGCAGGAGCAGGAGGAGCAGGAGCAGGAGCAGGGGGAGCAGGAGCAGGAGGAGCAGGAGCATCAGGAGTATCAAAATACGCTTTCAACAGAAGCAACGCTGCCGACCCAACCGCATATGTCGTAGGTAAAAACGGTATAAATATTTTGGCGTTGTCATACGCAAATCTCAATATAACTTGCGTTGCTTGATGGTTATACCCCTTCTTCAAAGTTCTCGCCGCCGTCATCACCACCGAAGGGGCAGCGACCGCACCACTCAAAATATAACCCGCAAACGCCGTCGCCGCAGGTATGAGAATATTGTCTAACCCCCTTCGACCCAGAGCAAGAATGTCTTGATAAGTTATTCCGCCTTCCAGTTCGCCCATTTTTGACGGGGCGGACGAGACCCCCCTACTGTTTTTTGGCACGATTTTCCTCTTCCTTCCACCTATACCTGACCCTACTGGATTACTCGTCGGCATCGACCCATACGAAGTCGAACCAGTCGCGGCGTTCAACTGCTCCACCTCCAACTTCGGCGAAAAACCGAGAGAATTAGCAGGTATCGGGTCTGCTTGTGCGAACACACCCTCACCACACCCCTTCATTCCCATCCCCATCGACATATTACCCCCCTTCGAACCACGCTTCGCACGAATACTCGCCATATATGCCTTTGCTTCGGGCGAACCCTTCACCAAACGACCACCAGACACTCCCGCCCGACCACCAGACATTCCAGACGGAGCACCATACATACCACCCGACATTCCCGACGGAGCACCATACATCCCACCAGACATTCCAGACGGAGCACCATACATTCCACCCGACATTCCCGACGGAGCACCATACATTCCACCCGATACTCCATTTTGACCATAACCCAACAACTCCAACACACCACCCGCCGCCTCACCATACGGGTTTCCACTATCAATCAACGCCTCCTTCAAAGGAGTTCCAACCACATCCAGAACTGGTTTTATGTAATCTTCCCACACACCCTTTACGGTATCGTAAGCATCCTTGATTGCCTCCGTAAAATCATCCCAGTTATTATACCACTCGCCACCATAAAAACCAGCACCACTCTTACTCAATAGGTCTTGAACAAACTCCAACTCTTCTTTCGTAAAATCACGACCACCTGACGCTACCAGTTCAGGGTCTTTCGTCATCCTACCCACCTTCTTACTGTCTTTCATACGGTTTCGCCCACTCTTAAAATCATCGAAGTTCTCATACCACGCCGCCTCCACCTGCGGTTTTCCACTACCATCCATATTACCCACCTGAACTTTCGTTTCCAAAGGAAACTTCGGTTTTCCAGACCCACGAGCAGACATCGCCTTATCTATCACACCAGCATACGGCACTTCTCGAAAAGGCATCGTGACACCCACATCCGTCGCCGACGCACCACCATACCCAGCACCACCATACCCAGCACCACCATACCCCGCCCCTCCGTGAGTGATTGTTAGTTTTCCTCGCCCACTAAAAACCGTATCCCGCCCAGATATAGCATCACTCGCCATACCAATCGGGGTATAACGAAACGCCTGACCGATATCATCGAGAAAACCACCTCCAAACGCCGCCGCACCACCCTCCATACGATACTCCTTTTCCGCTTGTGAAAGTGCTCGGGGATGGTTCGCCGCACCCCTCATAACATCGTTGTATTGAGTATCAATTCCGCTGTCGCTTCCATACCCCCTACCTACAAAATTGGCGGGAGCGTGTCTCGCCGCCCTTTCCATTATCGCATCATTAATCGAAGCAATCCGTCGGTTATATGCCGTATCCATTTTCCGTTTATAAATTAGTATAACAATTGTTTTTATGTCTTATACTAATTTTATCGCTATTTTGTAATTATCTCTCGACATTCTCCAAAGGAAATGGAGCGTCAGGGACATTAGCATCGGGAAGCAAGTTTCATACGACCACCGATGCCATCATTACCTTTACCGAGTGCCCCCTTCGCTGCGGAAACTGCGTCCAGAATTGCCTCCTGTGCCTTCGGGGCGACATCAGCAACCGAAGTGACGGCGGAACTTTCAACACCACCAACCAAACGCAAATGACGCTCACTCACGGGTTTCATTTCACTCGCGGCGAGAACATCACTCTTCGTGAGGATACCCGTGTAAGTAGAACTGACACCCTGCGATGTGATAAACAGACCACTATTCACGCACATCAAAACCAATTCGACAGGTTGGTCAGCAAGAGTGTAATTCTGTATCGTAACGTTGAACTGTAAATTGAAACTACCCAGCGACCCTGCCGCGTAGAACTCCTCTACAATAGGGATATCCTGTCCAAAACGCAAAGCAAGAATAGACCCCGAAGTAAGGACTTGTTGAAGACGAGTATCATAAAGACCACCAGCGGGAGGCAGGTATTTATTAGCATACCCTCGAAACTCCTGCCAAGTCTGGTTCGTGGTTTTCGCAGACATACGATACAAAGTATCCTGTGTAGCGTTCGCAAGGAGACCTGACTGGTTGTTCCAGTTGATAGAAATACCAGTAATGGGGAAGAAACAATCACTATCACGGTTCGTCTGCTGGGACATCGGTTTTCTCGCACAAATCACCAACATATCGGGGACTTGATTTAACTGAATGTTGTTGCTTGAAAAAGGGAGTGTAGTGGGAACTAACTCATTCGTAGCATTCACAGCGGCAGCACCGATGTTCGTATTAAAGGTAGTCAAATAACGCGGGAAATCAACATAATCCACCACATTTTTCGAGGGCAAAATCTGGGAAGGATGGGGAGTGAGCATCTGGAAAATTAGTCGAGCACCCGTCACATTAACAATCGAAACGGTATATCCTTGAATTGCCGCCTCACTCGCACCGCAACGCCACAAACGGGATGCCTGTGCGGATATGTTGAAAATGAAGTTCAAGTTGCTAACACCGTAGAGTGCCATCTGGTTCGCCGAGAGATTGGCGAAGTGAAAGGGAGACAAAAACAGGGGTTCAAGTGAAGTGAAACGAAGACGCACAACACGAAGAGTTCCATCACCGATAGTCTGTTGGTTTTTCACACCAGCACCAATAGCAGGTTGGGTCTGCTCCAAACTGTCGATACTGTAAGTGCCACGAGACACAAGGGAGTTATCGGCGGTCTGTGCCCAAGAACCGTTGCTGTTGTTGTTTGACCCCAACTGGTCGCCATAACTACGGTAAGTATCAGGAGCAAGAGGAGCAATACCGTTCCAACGAGCAAGAGCACGGTCATCACCATACATACGAAGCAACTGGGGCAACACATCACGAATATTCACCGAAACGCTGTTGTTATTCACCTGAACTTGAAGGGTAGTGGCGGACATATGAAGGGGAAGGGGAGCAAGAGCATCACGATTACCCAAATCAACCAAAAACTCACCAGCGGCGGGACTGCCTCTAATTTCAAGTTCATAAGTAGATTGCCAAACAATATTTCGGTCGAGAAGCGTAACTTCACTCGGGGTCTGGATAGAAAAAGTCTGCGAAGAAGCACTTGCCGAAGTAGCAGGATAAATCTGGGTGGTAACATTCTGCCCTGATTTTACAACACCAAAGGGGAGACTGTCTGTCACCCTCATACGAGCATCTTCCACGAGCACTTTGCGAAAATCTGCTGAACTCATTTTTATTCGATTTTATGAATATAGTTATAACTTTGTTTTTATATATAATTTCAGTTGTATTTTCGTTCGCCGAGAGATTAATCAATTGTCGCATTATAGAAGTCCTTCCTTCGAAACAGGATTTTAATGGATGCCGCACAACCCGCCGCCAAATTGAACCTATGTAATCCGCTGAACTTATCCTTCCAAAACACCGAAACCTCCACCGCATTCACAGGGGTCGTGCCACGCAAATCCAACATACGATACTCCGCTGTCGGCACATATGTTACCCTCGTCTGGGACGATGTGCCTGTCGCACCCTGTAATTCAAAATCAGTCAAAACTGGTGCTGTCACGTTGTTATTGCCCGATGAACGCAAATTACTACTCGTCACTCCATCATAAAAATTGAAAATCGCTGGTTTTGATAATAGGGTGTTTTGAACTGGCAGGAGCGATGTCGAA